TATCTTTCACCGCCGTTCTGCTGACCCATGTATACACAATCAGATTGTTAGCTACGCTTGGTGGCAAATCGGTTGTAAGCTCATCGCGCCACGGCAGATAAGAGCCACCGGGTGCAATGACGAGCAGATCAGCAACCTCGCTTCGCAAAACCCGTTTGCCCCAATCGTCAATGATGACTTTGGTTTTCCCGGTACGCATGCCCATCAACAAAGCGGCTACTCTTTTATCGGCAATAAAATCCAGAGCCTCTTGTTGCTTTACACGCGGTGTTCTACGAGAGATGTAGTTCATACGTTTTCAATCCAATATTGATTTGGATATGGTCCAGAGCGTTCTGTTTTCTTGATCACGAAATCTTCTTTGTTCTTCTTAACCTTTTTGATCAGGCTGTTCAGGACAGTCACAACACCCTGACGCGCGAACTCCGGTTCAGTACGCTTGGCGTAATGGATCACAACGATATCTTTGGTCGTGATAGGCTTGCCTTTCCGGTTAGATAAAATCTTTATCAAAGCGGTTTCGTTGGGCGAATAAGTTCTAATCATTTTTCTTTCTCCTACTAAAAGTTTTTTGGGCATTACGCATGTTTATGATAAAATCTTTTTTGCTCCAATCTGCTGGTATTGCTACATTGACTGCCGCTGTAGATGACGAAATTCTCACGCTGTCGCCCTTACTCGCTGCCACATTAAAAAAAGCTTTCCACATATCTAGTCCTGTAGGATTAAGTTTTATCCCGGCGTAATACCGGATACCATTATATCGTGTTTTCATTTTATCAAAAGCTATTCTTTTATCATATAATGAACTCATTGCACGCCCGATCCCATCTGCCGATGGTGTTCGACTTCCCTCGCCGTGGTTTTCTTTCCACCAAACGGAAAAAGCCGCATTAAAATCTGGTTTAGAAACCATGTGCAGCGGGTCATAATCAATGGCATCTTCCAAGAACCCGGCCACCATGTTAGTCTCAAGATGATATGTGTGAGCGGCCTCTTTCATTTCTTCCGTGTCCAGAAGATGTCCGCGCTGCACGGCAGTCTGCATACCGACGATGGCCCAATTTAAAATTCCAGATTTCTCAGTATGTAAAACGAACTCCGATGGAGTAGAATACCCGGCACGCTTCGCGTCTGCTGCCACACCTGTCTCGGTATTTGTATCGAAGATCGCACTACACGGCGCAATTTTTAATCGATTCTGCACGGCTCTCGAAGCTTCTTTAAACTGCGGTGGTGTATTGCTCCCCCAAAAAACCCCGCCCTTAAACCTATGTTGTACAATTGCACCGTATTTTATATTGATGTTGATGGGGTCACCCGACAACAACGCTTTTACAGATGATGAAAAATGCCACTTGCCCTGATCAAACGCCTCATGCAAAATCCATGGAGCGTTTCGTAAAAAATCTGAAGTACCATGATTAGTTTCCAGCGTGTCAAAGGTCGTTGTGTTTGGACAATCTGTAAGAAGACCAGAAACCGTGTTCAAAATATTGCTTTTGCCTGAATTAGACGGACCAACAAGAACCAGCGCCCGCATCAATGGTCGCGGTTTGTTAATCAGCAATGCACTGCCCACACACTCGCAAATGGATTCTACCGTGTCTTTGTTGTCTGGAAAACAATCACTCAACATCTTTTCCCACTTGGGGCATGCTGCGGCAGGATCAAAGTCACATTCGATGCGAACTGTGACATAATCATCCGATGTTGTGGGTGTAAGCTTTAAGGTAACAGGATCAACCAAACCGGATTTCGTAGCAATCTTTCCATGGTTATCCCACTCAATAAAATCTCTGCTGATATCAGGATTACGGATGATCCAGTTATAAGTTTCGTTGATTATTTTTGTAGTGGATATTACACCCAACACCCGACAACCGCTTTCCACTTCCATATTTATCCAAGCCTTAGCCTCAATGGCTGTCAGACTTTTCCATAGTCCAGCCGTGTATCTCCAAACCTGATCTCTCACAATTAATATTCTATCGCCACGGGCGTTCAGGCTGGTCAAAAATCCACCGCCTAAAACAATGTGGACAACTGATTTTTTCGGTGCCTTGTCTGTATTGGTATCGCGTTCAGCGCGTCTATCGGCCAGATTTACAACCTGTGCAGATTTCACCTTGGATTGTTTGTACATCCAATCCGTACACATCTTCCTGATGGTAGCTTCTTCAGATTTCCAATTCCACTTTGCTGGTGCAACATTCTTTGTTGCTTCCAAAACTTTACTGACAACATCATCAAGAGCAACACCAGATGTCAGCATCGATGCTGTGACAGATAGCTGTGTGGCATGCACCGCTGTGTCACCACTGCCCTGATATTTCATTGCAGCAAGACGCGCATCGACATCAATCGGAGTTTTAAACGCTATCGTTTCAGCATAAGATAAAAAAGGATTTTTCTCTGGAGCAGCGCCCTTGCGCGACACATAAACTTTTCCGTCAGCTAACCATGATTCCAAATCTTCAAACGTGTATTGCGTGGTACTCTCGTACAAAGATTTAACTTCAAGCCATCCGCCCTCTTTTGTGTTGTGTGTACCTTCTAAGCGCATCAGCGCCACGCGCTGGGCTACTTTCCTATCACCCGACATGGCGTCGGCCAGTTTCTTCAAGGCAGCTTCAACCCGATCCTCATCTGCTGATGGCTCGGTCAAAAACCAATATGCATGAATGCCTCGGCCAGAATTATTTATCCAGCTTGGCGGATGTGACAGGCCTAACAGTATGGTTTGCACATCTTGCAACGGTATAGATATATCCTGCGGGTCAATGTCGAGATGCAGAGAAAACGTTTCGCTGGCATTTTGTTTTACGCGACGCACACGTTGACCCAGTGTACTCATGCACAAGTACATGCCACGGTCTACGATGTCCCACTGTTTTACAAACGCATCAACAGCGTTCAAATCTCTGGTCGATATATGCTGCTCGACCGGACCACCTGTAGCACCGTTGTTTAACAGTGAGCAGATGTACAAATAATCCGTTGTTCTGCCGATCACACTGTTTAAAAACGTATGCACGGATTCCCCCCAAGGTAGGGGATGCCGTTAAGCATCCCCGCTCACATTTACTTTTTGCCGCGCACTGCTTTAGCCTTCACGACGGGTACAACTGGCTCCCAATCAACAACCTTGAAAACCGGGGTCTGAATGGTTCCATAGTGTTTGTTGGGATGCTTGTAGCTCGACGTTTCTAACTGGATCACGGGATACAAATCCTCTCCGTGTTCGCGCATCTCTTTTGCATAGATCGTACACAGCGCCCCAAAAGCTGAAACGCCGCCTTTTGTTGATGTGGAAAATGTAAAAAGATCGTCATTATCTTTTCCATCAGTTCCGGTCTTGCGCAAAACCAGAATGTTGGTGAGTTGCCAAGGGTCTTTTGGTGCGCCCCTATCATCAACATCCCACAAATCTTCTTCAAGATCGCCCAACTCATCGCGCTTCTGAGGGCGGTAGTTTTCAGCAATACGCCCAGTTAGTTGCTGTTCTGGACGTTGATCAACCCACTTTATCCATCCGACCAAAGCTTCGTCCATGATCGCAGTCAGCTTCTGTGATGCAGGAAAAGGTGTCTCTTCTTTTCCAGTAACCCAAAAACCTTTTGCGAATTTCAGAAGCTTTCCTGTGATCGCATTCTGAGAAGTCGCATTGCCATAGGCGGCAAACGCTGATGCTTTCAAGGTGTGCGCCTGAAGTTCCTGCCCGGTGTTTTGTTTTGCTATATCGGTTTTCATTTTATGTTTTCCTTGTTTCAGTTTTCTTGCAACGGCATGTTGCAAGAAGTATCAGAGCAAACGCCCCGATTATTTTAGATTGACAGTCAAACGGTCTGTAGGTTCCCCCACGGTGCTGTACTGTTCAATGTCAATCCCCTTTGCTAACGCCGCATCACGTATGGCAACCATGTCGTAGCTCAATCGCCCCTTCTGGGGAGACCATGTAACAACGCCCGGTATTTTACGAATCTTGCGGCTGCGTAAACGTTCTTTTATAGATTCTTGAACCGTTCGGATACGGAAATCATTTTCTTTTTCGTTATCTTTATAGTTCAAATATTCCCGCGCTAAATCGGCCATTTCAGCGACAAACTGGGGATCAGCCTTGGCCTCGCCCTCCGGCACGCTTAGGCGTATAGTCCCACAGGCTTTGGTGTAAGGACAATATTCACATTCCTTACCACCCGCCATCCAACCTTCTGGCTTCAAATCTTTGCCGTCTTTTGCCTCAAGAATTTTCCGGGCGCGAAGCTTGGCGGCAGCAAATATTTTCGGATCAAATCTAACCGCAAACTCAGCCACCTCATGCCAGAAGGATGCATCAACATAACTCAGCACCGCATACTCAGGCTGATATTTCGTCAGTTCACGAACTAATCCTAGCTGCACTTGAACCTGATATTCATGCTCTGCCTTGGCTTCTGTAATGTTGACGCGCGGATCAATGCTCTTGCAATCGGCCAGATAACAATCGCTGCGCAAATCATGTACGCCAAGAGACGCCAAAGCATTCAAC